AATATAATAGACAAAAGAGAGCTGCTAAAAGACGTTTTGAAATTGCTAGTTCTCTTGAAATGGAATATACACATCAACTAAGGACGTTGACAAGACACATTGACCATCTAATAAAGCTGCTCATAAATGTAGAAATGAGCGAACAAGAAATAAAAAGTTCATCAGAAAGAATAGAGTGGTTATTAAATGATTATGCCAAAGCAATAAACCCATGGGCAAATGCAACTGCTGAAAAAATAATCCAAAGAGTTCACAAAGTTAATGAAACAGAGTGGATTCAACTTGGAAGATTAATGGGTAGAGAGTTAAGAAAAGAACTTAATGAAGCTCCAACAGGCAATGTAACAAGAATATTTTTAAGTGAACAAGTTAGATTAATAACAAGTTTACCATTAGAAGCTGCAAAAAGAGTGCATGAATTGACTCTTGAAGCAATAACTGAAGGAGCTAGAGCAGATGAAATTGCTGGTAGAATACTAGAAACTGGAAGGATAACCGAAAAAAGAGCGGTATTAATTGCCAGAACTGAAATTGCCAGAACTGCAAGTGCATTGACTATTGCTAGGTCTGAAAGCATTGGCTGCACTCATTATTATTGGAGAACATCCAGAGATAGCAATGTGAGAGATTCTCACAAAAAAATGGATGGAAAAATAATAGCATTTAATGACCCTCCAAAAGTAGATGAAAAAGTTGAACCTTATCACGCGGGGTGCATTTGGAATTGTCGTTGTTACATAGAGCCTATTTTGGACGACTTACAATGAAAGAAATTATCAAAACAATTTTAGAAATTGCATTGTTTATTGTATTATCTTATACGTTAAATTACATAGACAATGGTTTTAAACATTCAAATAATATATCAGTATTTTCAAAGGTGGAAAAATGATAAGAAAAGTGAACGAAAAAATATTTGCTGCCCTATTTGGAATGGCTTTAATGTTTTTATTGGCAATTTGTGTTGCCACAATACCAAAAAATGCTTTAGCGGTTAATGCTATCGGCTTATCTATTGACCCTAATTATGCAAACAAAACATATTCTGTTCAAATTGCTGATTTATCAGTTACATCTGGTCAAACTGATTTCTTAACAATAACAGCACCAACGGATAAGTTGGTCAGAATAAACAGAATTCAAATAACTGCTGATGCCTCAGCAACTGGAGCAGTCGATTTTTATGTTTACAAACAGACTGGCGCTGATGCTACAACAAGTTATGCAACACAACAAATTCCAGTTCAACATGATAACTTTTATCCAAACCCAATTTTACATTCAAGTTCAGGCTTTGTAATAGGTCAAAGTTATCAAATTAAATCAACGTCAACTGGCTGCACCAATATGGGTGCTGCTTCTAACACGATTGGATTAAACTTTATTGCCAGCGCAGTTTCTCCAAGTTCAGGAACTTGTATAGCGAATGAATCTGCACATTCATTAGTTTACAGCTTCTCTAATAGTCCAGTTTCATTAGGAAACAATAGACTATTATTGCGTGGTGACCATTATATAGTTCCAAACTCAGGAACGGCTGGCTATCCAGCTCCAGTTTGGATTGAAGATTTTGGAGTTAGAAATGACCAGATGATAGTTTTACATTCTGGTGAATCACTTGCTATCGGTTTGGCAGGTAGTTGGACTGGAACGCCAGCAGGTGTTTCACTTTATGCGTTAATATCTTGGACAGAGGAATAATATGAACATTAATGTAAATCAACCATCGACCATTCGTGGAATAATCTGGTTAGTAACAGGATTAGCCGCGCTGGTGTGCTATTTTATCGGAAAAGACCCAGTTCCAGTCATTGGCATTGGCTCTGCTGTTGCTGGTGGAATGGGCATTGTACATGACGACAACAAACCAACTTTAGGCTCTTAAATGAAAAAAACTTTTTATACCAGTTTTATTTTATTTTCAGCAGTTTCAATGTCAGCAATGGTCGGATGTACTTTGACTCCAGCAAAAGGAACTCCAACAATTATTGCAGACATTGAAAAATTTAATGCAACTGTTCAAACAGATTTGCAAAAAATCAACCCAATTCTTTTAACTGTAATTGAACCAACAATTGAAAAGACAGTTGATTTAGGCTTGGCAATGTCCGGTAATGGTGAATTAATACCATTAAATGATGCTGGAGCATCTGCAATAATTGCTTTGCAGCAATCTATTGTGGCAAATTCTGGAATCACACAAGACGTTGCAAATACAATAACCAATGCAGCTTCATTAGGTCTAAAGCTAACCAACAATAGCAAACTAATACCATATACAGCACCAGCCACAGCTGCCATAGCAAATTTAGTAAATGCTTCTAACACAGTTTCGCAAATTAACAAATAAAAATAAGCGTAATTAAAAAATTGCGCTTATAATTAACCAAGCTTATTAAAATCATGGGATTAGCAATGAAAAGACATACTAATATTTTGTTTGGAGCTGTTCTGACGTTATTTTGTCAGATTGTACTAGCTATCGGTAATCCGGTAATAGTTCCATTCTCAAATCCAACATTTATACCATCAAATACATCAGCAACGGCTTCTTTGTCAACAACTGGCGTTTTTGGTCCATATCAAGTTTATGGAAACGATGCAAATGCCAGAATTAACGTATCTGGTGTTTTTCAAGGTCTAGTCGCAACTGTTTACGTTACATCTGACAGTGGTCAGGCAACTCAATCAACCCAATTATCAAATTACAATTGGGTTCAAGCACCAGTAACAACTAACCAAGGTCAATTTGCGAATACAATTACCACACCTGGTATGTATTCCGTGAACGTGTCCGGTGCAAGCGCATTTTATGTCAATGTAACGTCATTATCTACTGGAACAGTAAATGCTAGTGTCAGTGAAGGCTTGGATGATTATTTCGATGCCACATTTATGGGTACTCGACAAACCTATCACGCTGATTTTGGTGGTTTGGCATTAACTTCTACAACTGATTATTTTGGCATTTGCGGTTCTGCTACAAGAACAGTATCAATTTCACATATTGAATTTAATGCTACAAACAGTTCAGCATCGGCTTCAAAATATGTAAGAATGGTATTAAGAAGCACTGTTGATACGGGTGGTACACCATCAAATGTTGTTGGCATTGCATCTGATTTAAATGATACAAATCAGTTTACTTTATCAACATCATCACCACTCATTACTGGTAATACTTATACCATAATGACGCTTGGCACAACAACTTGGACAAGTTTAGGTGCCACTGCAACATCAATTGGTTCGTTAGTAAACGGTACGAACTATATCATAACAGCATTGGGAACAACAAATTTTAGTGCTATTGGTGCTGGTTCTTCTCCGGCAGTTGGTCAGACGTTTACTTACAATGGTGTGACTGTTACTGGCTCTGGCGGTACTGTTTTAACATCTAACTTTGTTTATAATGGTGCAACAATAACATCTGGCATTGTTAATACCGCTGGAACTTTTTATGGTTCTTTGCCTACCGCAACGGTAACGACTTATACTGGAACTGGACCAACTGTTGGAACTTCTGTCGGCAATATTCGCTCAGGTGTCTTAAATGCTCCTGTTGCTGCTGCTCTTGGTGTGCCACCATTGTCTTGGGACTTTGGTGCTCAAAGCAGAAACTTTGCAAAAGAAGTTACATTGCGTGGTGTTAACCAATGTCTATATATAACTGGTGGTGGATCTTTTGCTAACAGCACTGGTTATGGCGCAATCGAATGGACTGAATACTAATTTTTTATGGCAAATTCATATTTTAAGTCTGATTTCAACGGTTCAAAAAGAGAAAGAACTCACGAAGGCTTCTTATTATGTCGTGATGTTAGGGTCGCTAGAACGGGTGAAATGCTTTATGCTGCTGGAGAAGTACCTATTAAACCAGCAGCAAATGGTATTATTAGAATTTATCGTGATTCTGAAACTTTATTTGATAAAATAACTCTTGAATCTGGAGTTGGCAAAAGTGTAACGATAGCTCACCCAGAAAACGATGTTGACCCATCAAATTGGAAAGAAATTTCAATTGGCACTTCTTTAAATTGTCGTCAAGGCTTTGGTGTCGATTCCGAATATATGTTGATGGATTTAATAATCCAAGATGAGTATGGAATTGAACAAATTGAAAAAGACTTAGTTGAAATTAGCTTAGGATATGAAGCAAAATACATAGAAAATCCAAACAAAGTTGGTAGTGCTGTTCAAACAAATATGATTATAAACCATATTGCACTTGTTGAAAGAGGCAGATGTGGTAAATCTTGTTCAATACGTGATAAACAAACTGTTAAAACAAAAGAGGGTAGAAAAATGCCAAAACCACAAATGCCAAGAACTTTACGGCAGTTGTTCCGTGATGCTTTTAGAACGGGTGATGCTGAAGAATTTGAAGAAATTTTAGACGCTGCTGAAGAAGAATGGCAAGCAGCTAATAAATCTTCACCTGAGCCAATTAAAGATGAAGGCGCAGCTGAAACAGACCCAAATGCTGTTCATTTAAAAGACCCGCAAAAAGGTTCTGATATTCCTGGTGACAATCAACGTGCAAGATTTAATGATGATGCCATTCAACAACATATTGATCAAAATTCAGCTGAACATGCAGATTTTCGTAAACGATTAGAAGCTATTGAAAAACATCTTGGTGGTGGAAGTTCTCAAGAAGAAACCATTGATGGTGGTGAAGAACTTGAAAAGTTCTTAGAAGATGAAGCTCCTGATGACGTTGATTTGGAAGAAGTAAAGAAAACTAAGGACTCTCGCTATTTGGTAGATTCTTTAATTAACACTATGGCTATGGCTGAAATTATTGCCCCTGGTATTTCAATGCCAACTGCTGATGCTTCTGCTGCTGCAATAAAAACAGCTAAATCAATCTGCAATTTGCGTAAAAAAGCGTTGAAAATTGCAAGTACAAATGACAGTGCTGGTTTAGTTTTTGAACTGAATAGCGGTAAAGAATTAAATCTTGATAGAATGTCATGTTCCGCTGCAAGACAATTATTCACAGCTGTTGCTTTGTCAAAACGCAATGAAAACCGTTCAAGTGTTCGTGTAAAAGACCACTTAACAGTTCCAAGTAATGAGATTCAGCGTCAACCATCAATTAGAGAGTTGAATGAATTTAACCGTCAAAGATGGAGTAAAAAATAATGTCAAATAACATTCAATTCCGTATGAATCAAGGATGGGCGGGTGATATAACCAGAACTCATCCAGCACCAGTCATGCCTAAACAGGCTGACCCTACTAATCCACCAACTCTACCAGGTCAAGGTGTAATTTACAGTTCAGTTGGTAAAGTTAGGCAGATTATTACTGCTGATGGCACCACTGCTATTGCTTCTGGAACTTTTCCTTATAATGGCATTTCCGGTGCTGTTTCTCTTGATGGTATTACTGTTCGTGAATTCCCGATTCAACAACAAACAACATCACAAAACTTTGGTGCAATAGCAATCGGCAATCAATCATTGCCAACTGCTTTCCCATTAGGCATTATTACAAGTGGTAGCATTATTGTTACTTTACCTGCCGGTGCTAATCCTATTCCTGGCGGTGCTGTTTACATTTGGAATAATGCAACTGGCTCAGGGCATGTTCAAGGCAGTTTTGAATCTGCTTATTCTCTTAGCAACACTATTTTGGTGGCAAATGCTAAGTGGCTGTCTGGCGTAGACGCAAACGGCAATGCTGAATTAGCATTTAATCTTTAATAGGTGATACATGAAACCAAGTCAATTTCACAATTTTAATTCAATAATCAAACAAAGAACGTTGGATGGTGTAACTGCTGCATCTATGAATATTTTAGATGCAGTTAATTTAAGTTCTTACAATGGTGGCATCCACCCTGGTAAAGTCTTTGATCAAAGCTATCGCGTACAAAGTTACAAAACACGTGACGGAGCTATTAATCAAGATGCAGTAGGCTATCGTACTGTTGACAGTACCGGCGCATTTTTAGTTGGCGAGTTGGAAAGACTCGACCTTAAAATGCACATGCCTTTGGTCGATTTGTCTTGGAGTCGAGACATTGACTTACGTGAAGATGTAACTTTAGGTGATGATGTATCATCATTTTCTCTAAGTTCATTTAGTTCAAATAGTGGTTTAGGTTCAGCAGCAATCAACGCTGCATCTGGCTTACAATGGATTGACAAAAGAGCAAGTCAAGTTCCATCTGTATCAGTAGACATTGCAAAAGTGACATACCCATTAACCGCATGGGGTATGGAAGTTCACTATACAATTCTTGAATTGGAATCGGCTGCTCGTTTAGGTCGCCCTATTGACACGCAAAAATTTGAAGGTTTGAAACTTCAACATCAAATGTCGATTGACCAAATGGTTTATGTTGGTGACAGTAGCATTAACGCTTACGGGTTACTTAACAATCCATTAGTTTCCACTTCTGGTGGTATTCAAACTTCAGTTGGTCTAGGTTACTCAGGCTTTACACAATGGGCTAAAAAATCACCACAAGAAATCTTGCTAGATTTTAGTACAGCTCTTTCTACTGTTTGGGCAAATACAGCTTGGGCAGTTGTGCCTGAAAACATTTTGATACCACCTGTTCAATATGCTTACTTAGCATTTACAATAGTTTCACAAGCTGGTAACCAATCACTTTTGGATTACATCTTGGAAAACAATTTAATTGCTAAACGTACTGGTAAAAAATTAAGTATCGAACCATGCAAATGGTTACAAGGTGCTGGTGGTTTTTCTGGTCTGTCTACTGCTCTTGGTAATGGTGGTTTTGACCGTATGGTTGTTTATACTAAACGTCAAGACTTAGTTCGTTATCCAATGACACTGTTACAAAGAACTCCAGTGCAATTTGATAGTATTTGGCATAAATCTACTTACTTCTGCAAATTAGGTCAAGTTGAACCAATCTATCCAGAAAGCATTGGTTATTTTGACGGAATTTAAGGATTCTAATCATGGCTAAAGTTAAAAGACAAAATCCTGCAACGCAACAAGATGAAATTGTTGAAATATCACCAGAGCAAATTCAACCTGGTGACGTTTTAGTTGATTCAGTTGACCCAGCAAAACCATGGGATGTTCCAGAAGTTGAAAAAACTGTTGATCAACCTGACCAAAAACCTGATGAAGTAAAAACTCAACAGGCTGAAGAAAATCAAGAAACTGTTAAACAAGCCGTTGAGCAAATTGTTGAACAAGCTGTTGAAATGATTGTGATTTATTCAAAAAATAAATTCTTTGTTGATAAGAAAGAAGGCGGTCATCAAGTCATTGAAATTGGCGAATCAACAGTTCCAAGTTGGGTTGCAAAACATTGGTATGCCATTTCTCAAGGCATAAAAGTAATTGGCAAAGTTGAAGAAAACTCTATTAAATCAGCTTTAACTTTTGACAAAATTTCTTTAGTCGAAACTGGAATTAAAAATTTAGTTCCAGTTGTTAAATCACTTGAAAACATAGTTGATTTAAGCAGTGAACAAGAAGAATTTTTGGATGATTTGATTCATTTTGTCGAAAGCAGCTTAGAAAATTTGGATAAGTTTAAGCAATCAATCGGTGAATAATCATGCCATTAGAACAGTCTGCAAGCAACAATGCTTTTGGTAACAATGTAAAGAAAGAAATTGAAGCTGGTAAACCGCAAAAACAGGCTGTTGCCATCGCGTACTCAGTTAAAAAACAAAATGATAGCGTTACTGAGTACGCGATGTCTAGTGACTCTAAATTGCCAAGTTCAATTTCTGCTAGTCAAATTTTAAGGGAAAATGACAAGCGTAAAAGAGGCTTATAATGAGTATATTGACATCTCAACAATTCCGTGCTGATTTTTCTGAATTTAGCAGCACGACTATTTATCCAAATGCTATGGTTAATTTTTATATTAATCTGTCTGCTGGTATGTTGAATGTCAATAGATTTTTAGACCAATACATATATGCACAAGAGCTTTTTACAGCTCACTGCATCACAATAGAAGCAAAATCACTAAAAGAAGCTTCAGCAAACGGAATACCAGGAACAATGTCAGCAGGTATTCCAAGTAGCAAAACTGTTGATAAAGTAGCAATAACTTATGACATTGCTACAATAATGGATCCCAATGCAGGTCATTGGAATATGTCCACATACGGAATTAGATTGTGGCAGATGATGAGAATATTTGGAGCTGGACCAATTTATGTCGGTGCAGGTGTAGCCCCAGTTCTTAGTGGACCAGCTTATGTTGGACCAGATTGTTCACCTTCACAAATAGGCTTTGGCAACTAATGACTATCATAAGCTCAATAAGATTGACTACTAACAGAGTACAGCAAGCTGAACAAGCTTTTGCTCAGTTGTCAAGTCTTGAACTTTATGTCGGTGTGCCATCAGACAAAAATGAAAGGCACAAAGATACTGAACAAAGCAGGGTTTCAATATCAGGTGGAAAAGTAACGGGTGGCGTAGAAGTAGAAATAAATAATGCTACCATTGCTTATATAAACGATAATGGCAGTCCTGCTATGAATATACCACAACGTAGTTTTATGCGACCAGGCATGTCAGATTGCAAAGAAAAGATTGCAAACAGGATGAAAAATGGAGCTATAAAAGCTTTACGCGGTGATTTAAACGCTTCTTATGCTACTTTTACATATTGTGGCATGGCAGCACAAAACGCTATTAGAAAGCGTATAACTGATGGTATTCCACCACCATTAGCCGATAGAACTTTAAGAGAAAGAGTTAAGGCAAATCGTGGTAAAAAAGGTGCATTAATTGAAATTAATAGCAGAGCAGCAGGAAATGAGCCATCAGTAGAATTTTCAAAGCCGCTTATTGTAACTGGTCAATTAAGAAATTCTATCACTTATGTCATTAAAAATAAAGTTTCTGGAACTGAAACAGAGGGATAAATGCCATATTTAGACGTTGATGAAGTTCTTTGTGACCCATCAATATGTGATTTTTTCTCAGTTGTAAGAACTGCTCAAACTACAGATACAAATGGTTTAGTTTTAGAAACTAAAACGACTATAAACAATGTTGTTGGAGTTGTTACCACTGCAAATCCTAATGATTTATATCGTGAAGAGGATTTTGAAAATTTTAGTCGCTCGTTAAATATAATTACACAGTACAGACTACAAGGACAGCGACAAGGTTTTGAACCTGATATTGTAATTTGGCATGGTAATCAATTTGTTGTTGCTACTTTTGACCCATACCCACAATTTGGCAATGGTTTTTATGAAGCAATCTGCACAAGCATAGACCAAGAGGACAATGCTTTAGACCTTGTTATAAATGGCCAATTGAGTTTTAATTCAAAAACAAATAGTTCGAGGATAATATGCTTATATCGGTGACAGATGCTAATGGAGTTAGTCAAACAGTTGTTACTCAGACTCAAGAATCAATATCTGTTTTAGATGGCTCAATAACAACTGGAAATGTAAGTCAAACGATAACAGTTGGTGTGCCTTTGCGTTCAGGTTGGCTTTTCCAAAACACTTCATCTTCAACACTGTATGTTGAAGATGTTAATTCAGCAGCAGCAATAGGCAAAGGCTATCAAGTGGCGGCAGGACAAATGATTTCCACTTATTTAGGATTGCCAAACTCAGCAAATGCGATACAAGTCATAGGCGCGACTGCTGGACAAAATTTTACTTTTAGACAGTGGTAATTTAAATGACAGCTAATTCTAGCGCGACTGGTGGAGCTTTATTGCCAACTGTTGTTGCTGGCTCTTTTGGCACTGCATTTAACAAATTAATGCATGACTGGCTTTTAGGATTAACCGGATTAACCGGAAACTATATAATGCCAAGGTGGCAATTAATACCACCAAATATTCCAAATTCTGAAACAACTGATTGGATGACTTTTGGAATAACAAGGAAAAAAAGACTTGGAACTGATTATAGAGTTCACTTTTCAAATTCTTCATTCCCTTTAGGCGGCAATCAAAGCACTCGATGGGAAAAATTTTGGTTGTTGTGTTCAATGTATGGACCAAATCAAGATTTAACAGAAACAAAAATTTCACAAGGAATTTTTGAACCGCAAAATAGTGAATCGTTATTGGCAAATTATATAAGACCAATATCTACAAATGAAACAGTTATAGTCCCAGAACTTATAAAAAGTGTTTGGATAACACATTGGGATTTGGAAATAGAATTTATTAGAGCAGTTGTTTTGGATTGCAATATCAATGATTTGACATCTGCAACTGGTCAACTTAAAACAGAT